GAGAAATGCTCCAGGAGTGGTAGCACTAGGAATGTCCGTAGGACCTGATATAATGTTGACATTGTGTCCTGCCTTTCGTAGCAACACAGGCAAGTGTTTTTTCCACTCGCCTGTGTACCTAGTTTCGACTGCTTCTAAATCAACTAGGAATATTGTCATCAGTGTCTAGACCGATAATTTTGAGTGCCTCGTGGCTTCCACTCCTTTCGATCTCCATTGCGATCATTGCGATCGAAATGTCGACGAGGGCGTTTAGATGCCTCGTAAGCTTGCCAAACTTTACTTTGGCGATTATACAAATCTGCTGGATTGTACGGCAGAAGTTCAAATCTGCAGAAGTCCAACAGGGCGTCGAGATCATTAAAAATCTTCTCAACTTCAGTTTTCATCGGTATTTCCTTTAGTTAGTATTTGATGAATGAACCATTTTCTCCATCCTCGGAGACCTCAATCCAAACCTCGCGGCCTGGATACTTCTTGCTGATAATGTCATGTAAATCATCTGACATCATTTCACAACTTTTATAGTCAAGGCTTAGAACGGCACCTTGACCATTATACAACGACTCGAGCCATCGTTTGAATTGGATGAACTCGATGTCCCTGTCATTATGGAGCACATTGATCCACACCCTGAAATGAAAGATGTGGCGATGAGGGTGACCCAAAAACGATACGTCATATTCATCTCCTGTAGCTAGATTGGGATCTGTAAGAGCCGCAGGATATTTATGAATACCTTCCTTACGGAAAGTCACCCAAATCATTTTGTTAGGTCTAATGTCTTGTTTAACAATCACTTAAGCATTCCTTCGCACAAAGTTTTAATTTCATCATCAGTCATGAAAAAATTGTATGTAGATAAATGAGTTATTTCGCCATCATCGTTATAGGACTCGTTAATAAACTCAATGCTATTTAGATCTGCTGGACTAAGACATTTCCAACTCTTGACTTTAAGTGCAAATCCTGTACTTTGTTTAACTGTAAATTCTTTAATGTTCATCGCTTCAGTGCCTCCATCATAACAATTTTACCTAGTGAGTCACCTAGATCCTGATCTTCGGTAATTACGTGCATAGTTGTAAAATTGCGATCTTTATGACTATCGTAACTGCGAGTTTCTATAACGTACCCACCGCTGGCTTTATAAATTTGTAATCGCATACCCTCAGTAGAAAATCTGTCTGCTTCTACTGTTTGAGGAATGTCTTGTTCGTAATCGTCATTATTCAACCAATTACGAATACGTTGTCTAAATGTAAGTTTCACTTTTTGTTTCCTTATTTTGCGGGCAGGTCTAATTGCAGACATTTTTGCCTGACTAGCATACCCTACAATCTTTCCAGTTGCCATTATTTGAGTATCTCATCCTTGCCATATTGGTCCCAATCTGTAAAGCGATCTCTTCTCAGAAGGTCCTGTAGGTTATGGCACCATACCCCAGGATTGGTTGCACTAAAATCTTTATCATCAATCTTTAACGTAGCATTATAGCCTAGTTGATTAATATAAGGTAATTTTACACTAATCTGCGGAATAAATCTACGTTTTTCTGTAAGTCCACTCTCCAAAAGACCTTCAGTTTCGGATACATCAAAGTCTAGTGTACACCAAAAACCATCTTCTGCATCTAGACAGACATAGATCATATCTTCCCAAGGGCGCCATGTTTCTGCATCATTAACGCCTTTAGTTTTAAAACTTTGATTAGCACCAAAGTAAATGTGTTTGCAATTATTATTGCGAGCAAGTTCCATAATAATATATGGATCGTGGACACTAACTACAAATAGAGTCTTCATTCCATACGCAGGAGTACGTTCAATTTCTACGCCTGTGAAGAACGTGATGCTGTCTGCAACACCTGAGTTGTAATCACGTTTCATTCTTCTTCCTTAAAATCTACAACATTACCATTTTCGTCTGCTGCAATGATACGAACTTGATTGCCATTTTCATCCTCAATCAAGATTGGTCCCCAAATCCATGCTTGGCACTCGTTTTGACTCCAGCCTTCATTACCTTCAAGAACTTCGTAGATACCTTTTTCATCAATCTGTTCCATTAGACGTTCTTTTTCATCTTCATCAAAGTCCTCGGGAAAATCAATATCTTCCCAGCAGCCGTCCCACATTGAATCTAATTCAACATTTTCAATATTGTTACCTACGCAGTTATACATATCGATACTGTCTTTGCGGCCATCGCCGCCAGGAACAAAATCAAATTCAAATTCTGGAGGGTTGTCATCGTTAGTTTCAACAAAAAAACTGGCACCCCTAAATCCAGTTTTGCGAACAATTATCTGACCGTCTTTAAAATACTGTTCGTGTTCTTCACAAGATTTTTTATAATAAGGAGATACTTTCCAGTTTGCCATTATTTGCCTCTTTTAAAAAAGTTTTTGATTGAATTAAAAAGATTTAGATATCTAAAATGATAATCGGTTAACATAGGAGTTCTATGCGGGCAACGACCTTGATTCCAATCGCATCCAACCCCGCTTTCTTTAATGCTAAGTCCACATGCATTACATTTCATAGTTCTAGTCCATTTTGTTTAGCATAACTTTCGTATCTCTTCTGTCTCTCTGCTTCGTGCTCGTCACACAAAGTTTTGATCCATCCTCCACTACGTTTAGTTCCAGGCTTACCACATTCTTCACAACTGTATCCAGCCCAAGACTCTGCCATAGACACTAGTCCGTGAATGTAGTCGTCACCGCCTTGATAGTAAAAACGAAGCCCGCCGAATTTTTCTTTAATCTGTTCTACAACTACCTGCGGTACAATAACATTCTGTTTAGCTCGCCAATCGATATGATGTTGTATTTGATTACATAATGCTTCTACAATAGGCCACCATCCAGCGCCTACAGCAAATCCACCGTAACGGCCTGAAAATATCTTTGGATATTTTTCTTCCATTTGATTAGCAAAAAGTTCGTAATCGTTTTCAGTCATGAATCAATTATACTATCGATCATCATCAAAGTCAACACTTTCGTGATCGTGTTCCCATTGAAGTTTGGTTAATCTTGAAATTTCATCTTTAAGGGCTAGTTTTTTCTTTTTCATTTCAGAAAGAATTTCGTCTTTAAAATTTCCAGTCTTTTCTATTTCGTTAATTTGATTATCTAATAATCTGTGAGACTCTGTTAGATGTAAAATTCTGTTTTTATACATAAATTAGTCCTCTCTAAATAAAGATTCAAGCTTATCTAATTCTCCATCGTTTCGTTCATCTTGATAAGCAGATTTATTTTCTTCGCCTTCTTCATAAAATAAATTATCAGCAATACTAGTTACTCCGCCACGTAGTCGAGCACCTTCTACACCGTTTAAGAAACCTAGAGTAGTAGCAGTCTCAATCATTTCAAATGCTGTATCCTTATCTTTGCAGGCAAAAAGCTCTTCAACAAAACTGTCAAAATACAGAATGTTTCTTGGAACCCAATCGCTAATCTCATCGCTAAAATCATTGTCTTTCATTTTAGCTTTATAAGTTCTCCAAGGCATTCTTGGTTTATTGTATAATTCAATATCCATTAATTGATTTGCACGTTGAACAGCGGCAATATGACAATACACATTGTGACTCATCATAAGAGCATACGCAAATGAATCCCAACTAGTTTTTCTTGGAATTTTTCCAAGCTTATTTAGGCGGTTAGGAACTATATGATAGTGATTTGGATTTGTAGTATCTAATGTTATAGGTTTTCCAGTTTTTGGATCTAAGCCTAATTCATCTTCAGATTTAAGTACACCTGAATCATAATAACAAATATCTCCCATTGTTAGACGTCGTCCAACTTCTGACTCAAACGGGAACGGGAAATTGGATTCTGAAAGAGTCTTGGTATCTGGCGCTTTGTCCATAATGACCGACCATCGCTTGGGAGTGTGTTGGGCATTGGTATAGACAAGTCCGTGCGCTGTTGCAATGAAGGGTGATGCGCAGTCAAAAGAAATGGTAAAGTTTTCGTTAACATGTTTTCTAATTTGCCTTTGAATAGAGGTAAGATAACAACTCCAATCTAATTGAGCAGTACCTAAGAAGTGCATCCAATCTTTGCCTTCTAACATACCGTCAAACTTCATGGTAATAAGACGTTTAAGAGTTACGGGCATCTTGCACATATTGGCACCGCCCATAGCCCATCCTTCTGCTGCTTTGTCTCCGTATTTGCTAGTATCGGAAAACTCTTTTACACCCTGGTACCACGCTTCTGCGTTTTCCCAGTTTGAACCTTGTAAAACGTTTAATAATTTTGTTCCGCCGTCTTTAACACCAAGACGTTTTTTAATAAAATATTCGTTGTTAAAACGTGTTTTATCAAGGCAGTCTTGAAAATCTTTAAGACCAGTTTTGGGTTGATGAATGTGATCACAGGCCCAGGTCGGAACGTCTAACATCATGGCCCAATCAGCAGTAACGTCTAACCAAGTTAGGATTTTTTCACGAACTTTGTTGGCTTTTTCACCTTCAAAATCTGACCAGTCAAATTTAATAACGCCTTTACCAATCTGATAACCGCCCGAATCTCCTAAAATCATAGTTTTGCTACGATCTCTTTGTTGTATCATTAGTTCTTGATTTAGACTCTTTTCAATGTCTAATTGTGCATGACCTGCTGAATACAGACCGTACTTGTAATAAAAATAACCTTGTTCGGGATTTAGAAAGTTCATGCCTTCAATACCGCGATCAAATCCTACAGGAATACGTTCTTTAGAAACAAATTCTTCTTTTCTTTGCTTATCTATATATGTAGAGTAAAAAGAACTAATGGCAGGCAAATATACTGCATAGTCTTTTTGTAATGGGGTTAAATCAACTGGTTGTTTCATGTGTTAGTGTTCTCTCTTGTAAATTCCAGAAATATTCTATAGCCTGTTTAGCAAATGTTTCGTTAATATACTGGCCTAAATATTTTTCTTCGTTAAATTCGCTGACTACTTTTGCTCCGTAGATGTTAGTATGGGCCAGATTATAAACCTGTCCAATAATTCTTCCTGTATCATTTTCATAATAATAGGATACTTTGTGATCAGCATCACGCCAATTCTTCATATTCTCTCGCTAGCTTGGCAGTGATGTTTAATTGTTGACGTGCTGTTTCTAAATTTTCTAATGCTATTTTAACAGCTTTATTAGATTCTGCCAATGATTCCCAAGCCAATTCTTCATCACGTTTCTGACGAGCCCAGTCAAGTAAAGATTCAGCCTCGCTGTTTAGTCCAACACTGGCATGACTCATATTCAACATCATCCAGTTGTTTCCGTCGTAGACTTCCATTTGTTGATTAGAAATATTATATCGCAGATTACCAACACCCTGTGAACCAGAGTAGTTGTTAACATAGGTACTGGCGTCTCCGCCAGTAACCTGTATATACCGCCCAGAAGCGTGTATGTTTTTAATCATTAAACTGCCTTTGCAGGAATGATATATTTGTAAGATGCAAGACCGCTATCAAGTGTAATTTGAATAGCACCTTCATTACTTAAACTCATCTGGGTGTTATTGCTGTCGGCAATTTTAAGAATACTTAGAATAGGACCAACTGGCCATGTCCAACCGCGATCTAATTTACCTGCAACATTCTGTGCAAATACAAACTCACCGCCGTGTGTTGCAGAATCGCCAAAAATAAACTTTAGATTGCCGCCATCTGTTTTTGCTAAGAATGTTGGATGTTCTGGATTAGCACCAGCTTGAAAGTTAAATCTTTGAATACCTGCTACGCTAGGCTCAATCTCAACATCCCACTTAACTCCGCGGAACTTGACAGTCTTCATCTTTTCATTGATGATTTCTTGATTCATAAAACGATAATCGTTTTTAAAATCACTGTCTTTGTTTTCAAAGTGAATACCAACCGGAATAGTTTCGCCGTTGCGTTCTGCTGTAGTAATACTGATCTTAGCATCGTCCTTATATTCGCTACCGTCTAACAAATATTTGAGTTTGTTAAGTTGCGGCATGCCAAATGTACCAATCATGTCTGGATATGGATTAGCAGTTTCGGCTGTCATAATAACTGATTTGTCATCAGCCATTGAGAAGATTTCAGTTTTATCTTCTGCACCTGTAACTTTGACTGTGGTTAAAAAGCCAAGGTTCTGTGTGTGGCTTACAATGTCTTGTAAAATGTCTTTCATTTAGAGAGTCTCCATGTATATTAAGATTATATTTAGATCAAGAATGAAAATCAACCTAGAAATCATTCAAAATCAAACAATTTGTTGAATGTATTATCCGACCTTGTTGAACTGATGTCCCATTCCAAAACACCAATAAGGTTTTCTAATTTTTCGTCGATAACTGAATTTTCCATTTCAGCATCGTTAAAAGGTAAGTCTTTAAACCATTGAGGAAGTCTAAGTTCATCTACAGGATATGCTACTGATGTATATCCCATGGGATTGTCTTTGACTTTACACACAATGACTTTAGACCCGTCTACAATGTTCATTGAGTATTTGTCGTCGAACATTCTTTTGAGCGTGTTCCAATTAAGGCTTGCTCTAACATGACCAGGAAGATTTGCCTTGCCAAGCTTCTTCTCTTTATTGGCATATTCTGTAATGTTGTTTGCACGTTTTGGTGATCCTTTCTCCCATCCGGGTCTAGTTTTAAATTCAGTTCTAAACGATGTAATATATTCTAGAATTTCTTCTTTAGGAATACCATTAAGAACTTTAGTTAACACTTCTGTTAAAAAGTCTTGGATTACTACAGGAGTGTCCGAACGTTTAAGATCCAATCCCATGGCTTTGATTTTACCCGGCTTACCATTTATGTCTGAACGTTTGCCTTCTTTGTCATAATATAATACGGCATAGCGTTTTTTGGTAATGAACAATCCTTTACTGGCAACAATTTCTCTGCCTGCTTTAATTACATCACCTCTAGTTTTTGGGCAATGAAAAGCATCTTGCATAAATTTAATAAACGTATCGTTAACTTCATCACCAATTTGATCATAAAGCTGTACTACAGTTTCTTTAGTCCACGGTATAGCACCTTTTTCTATTTCTTTTTTCAAAGTATTGTATGCTGAAAAATAACACGAGTCAGTATCGCCATAGATAATTGCTTTACCTACGTGATTGTATTCGCCGGTGACTATTTCATTTACCTTACTAGCCATGTGCTTGGCAATTTGCCGTCCAGTAAGAGTTGTGGATTGGCCGATACGAGGATCAAAAAACCTACAACCAGGATTAAGAATAGCACCATATAAGCTATTAAGGTTAATTTTCTTAACCAGTTGACGTTTATCCCAATATTCTTCTTCAATTTTATTTCCCGCCTGTATACATTCTTTTAATTTTGCCTGCATTTCTTTACGTTCTTTATACCAACGTGCAAGTAGTCCTGGTATAATACCTTCGTGTTCATAACTAAAAATAGTGCCGTTAGCTGATATCACCCACGGTTGATGACTGTTAAAGATCAATTCGTAAATTTGTGCTGCACTTAATGCATCACTACTTCCGTTGGCCCAATCAATAGTTATTTCACGACCAACTTCTTGATTCATTACAGCAGTATACTCCAATGAACCAAATATACCTTCCCA